ACAAGAGGTATCACCTGATGCAGCATATACAGGTAAAATATTAGAAGCAAGACCAACTTTATCTTGAAAGTCAACACTTGCAAAAAGCTCAGTTACAGTGTTATAATCTTGAGTAAGGGTATATAAAAAAGTTAACTGTCTGTCTGTAGAAACTTCAGTAGGAGGGTCTGTAAGATTGGTGCTTCCTCCAAATGTATGATGAGTAAAAGAAAGAGTAAGGTCTATAGTCGCTCCTGTTTTTAAAAGACTTTGTGCATTGGTAAGGTCAAGATTTAGCTGTGAGTTAGCTATATTAACAGTAGACCCAAAAGTATAAGAAGAACTTTCACGAGTATGAGAAAGTTGTTTAAACCCTACTTCTTCACTAACAAGTTCTGTAGTATAGTCAAACTGAGTGGCAGCATTTCCTCTTGTTAAATTAAACCCATCTACATAATTTCCGTACATAAGCCTATTACCCATAACAGTTTGAGCTTTAGCTAAAAGAGGGACGTTATCATACAAGCGAAGTATCTCAGAAGAAGGAAGTACAGTATAAATCTTACTGTTAGAGAATGAAAAGGTATAATCTGTATTATTAGCTAACCCATCATCAGCTTTATTTATTTTTCAATAACTTTGATAGTATCACTAGTCATCTCTTTAAATAGAAGGTCTATACCAACTACTAAAGGGCCTCCGGAGTTATAGGTTATTATACATGAGTTATTGGAGTTTATCATCCCCTCATTTAGATAAGACTCGACGCTTAAATCGTACTGCTCAGGAACAAAAGAAGGAGCCGAGAACTGAGATATTGCAGAGTACTCGTTATCTTCATATTTATACCTATATCCAAAAGAGATAAGTCGGTCTTCTAAAAAATTTTCTTCCCCTTGAAGATTTACAGGAGAAATAGTAGGCGAAGCAATAGGAGGGGCTTTTATAACAAGTATATCCTCAGCAGAAAAATTATCGGTATCAACTCCACTTATAGGGTTGGGATAGTTTTTATTGACATTTATTCTCCTAGGTTGGTTTAAATCGTCAGTAAAGAATAATAGGTTATCTACTAAATCAATCCCTGTAATAAGATTTAATTTAGAGAAATTAAGAGTAGTGTTAACACCTCCTCCATCGTCAATACTTATAACGTGATAATTAACTGTTAGAGTTGTGGTATTGTAAGATACAATAAGGTCTAACTTTCCTGTGTCTCCTACAGAAAAATTCTCATCATGGATAAACCAATACATCGTCTCTTGCTCTCCGTCAGCATAAGCTCCTATACATGTAGCGTCAGCACTTAATACTGTCCCGTCTATATACTCAAGAGTAGTGAGCCTTTCATTCCCTTTAGAGTTTTCTACTGAACCAATCTCTGAAGCCTCAGTAGAACCAAGACGGATATTTAAAGCATCAATATATTCTCCGTTTGGAACGAGCCTCTCGTCCAACGTTTTGTTCATGCGACCCGCAATGAAATTCCTTATAGTATTTGCCATATTACTTTAACCATTTGTCTTTACCACGCATGTTCATTAACAAACGTCCCGGATGGATATTACTTAAACGAATTTTTGCGTTTCTAAGTAACGCTCCTTTCTCTTTCCGTGCTCTCGAAACAATATACTCTTGAACACCTAACTTAGAGTTTAGAATAGAATAACGAATATATGCATATACATACTCTTCAAACAATTTATTAACGGTTACACTTGCGTCATTGCCGTTCTCCATACCGTCTGATACATACTCAAGTACTGCTAATCTATTATTCATGGCTGAACTAAAATTAATTACACCACCTTTTTTATCTATAGAAAAAGTAGGGTTAACGTTAGCTGTTTCTGTATTTAATCCAAATCTTGCGCCTATTCCATAAGAGAAATACCAATTCCCCTCAAACTCCCATCCTTCAGTTTCGTTATAAGGGCTGTTAGCATTAAGGTATATACTTCTTTTACCTCCTGTAATACGCTGATAAGACATATTTGAAAACTCAGGTTTTAAAACATTTCCATTTTGGTCGAATAAAATCTTATCACTATTGTCCTGTATATAGGCATTACTCCAATTTGTTTGAATATTCTCGGTTAAAGGCAATAATAATCCATCTCTATATTCTGAAATACGTACCCAATTTACATAGTCTTGAGGAAGGATATACCTTAACGACTCTCCTACATTTAACTCAAGGATTTTAATCTCTTTAAACGCATCGTAATTAAGCTCCATGATAGCTCTTTTAGCATGGAAGAGAACTTTAAATCTTTCTTCGTTATTTACAAGAGAGTGGTTTCCATTGTAAATTAACATAAAATTGTTTACAATATCCGCAAGAGAAACAAATTGATACGAACCCCAATTCTCCCTTTCAGGCGCTTCTCCTGAATTTTGATAATACTCATAATCTGTGATATACATTAGGCTTGTTGTTGAAGATTTTTATTTTCCTCCGATTGTGCATATGTATAAACATCTAACTCTCGAATAGATATACCGCACATCTGCAAAATTAAATTTACTAATTTTGGTTCATCATCAATAGGAACCTCAAAGTCCTGAAAGTCAGCTTGAGTGTTATCAAACATAGGTTCTCCTCCTGTCACTACAGCATATGTCCAATTAGGGTCAAAAGGATAACGTATATATTGTACTTCCACTTCAGTAGCTGCATTAACAGTATTAGGATAGGCTGTAAGAAGACCACCTTCAGTAGTGTACGCAGGGTATGTATTACTTGGAGCTAATAATGGCGAAGCATTAAGCATCGTAATTTTACTGTGTGTCACCGCTTCAGCCTCCCCTAATAAAGTTCTCGGAGTAGTAGAAGCATCATAAAACAAAACCTTATTCAAAAGATAGAAGTCATCACCTGTAGCAGTTAAAGAAGGTAAAGTAAAAATATTAGTTCCCGGCGTAGGAATAGGAAGGTTTCGTGTGACAGAGAAGATATTTATAGACTCTGAGATGCTCTTAGAGGCATTAGCATACTCAGTACCTGACTTACGTACATTCTCTTTATTTAAGGCGTTATTATAGTCTGAGAAATAGTTCTCAAAGATTGTAATCTGTGCTTGTTTAGCAAAGAGGTTGAAGTCTGAAGGAGAGATATACCCATAATTATTCTTATTAAGTATGGATAACACTGTGTTTCTAACGGAATTTATCATGAGTAAACCTTTTCCCAAAGATAGACAAAAAAAAAGGGCTACTAATAGTAACCCTTCTTTCTATATTGTAAGTAAAATAATACTAAGCTACAGCAATACTAACATATGCAACAGGTAGCTTATAAAGCGGAGCGGCATTTTGATAACCTGTAGCCATTAAAACTCTTAATTGGTCTATTAAAGAGTTCTGAACAGCTACCTCCGTTGAGTCAGAAGCGTGAGTAATAGTTACTACATCAGTACCTGCTGCTGCGCTATAGCTAATAGTAGTTTCAGTTGCTGATGTTTGTACAATTGACTTAACTGCATTTGCATTAAGTAAAACAGTAGCTGTATCAGCTCCGGTATATAAGTTAAAATATTTTGTCATGATTACGTAAATGAAACGTTAGAAATAGCAAGAGGAGAGTCTGCTGTAATGTTAAGGATAGGGTCAGACCACTTTCCTTGTGCAGCTAATACGAGTTGATTTTGAATATATGTTACCATTAAAATGTTCGCAGAGTCAGCGGCATGAGTAACAGTTACAACATCAAGTTGCCCGTTATTAAGAAGGTATAAATCCGTAGCGGTATATGCTCCTCCTTGAGTGTTTACCCACACTATATCAGTAGCAGGTATAATTAGATTACCATTACTTGCGGTATCTACTTGTAAAAATTGAGCCATCGTTAAAAAATTAGATGATTAATAAAAAAAACAAATATACACATAAAAAAAAGGGATGCAATTTGCATCCCCTTTCAACAGAATAGACTTAACACAATAAAATAATAAAAAATACAGTGTAAATATAAGGCGTTATAGATATGTTTCCAACATTTTTAAAGCTTCTAAACCATCATCGGTAATAAAATACGACTCACATGTAGCTAAAGAGTCTTCTCCAAAAGGAATGGTAAGCATCTTCTTTTTATTTTGAGGTGTATTAAACCACACTTCAGATTTATTACGTCGATAAGTTAAAAGAGATTTAGAAAAGAAATTTTGAATATTAGACTGCAACTTTAAATGCGGGTCGTTTATAATTTCTAAAAACTTTTGAGGGCTTTTTCTAGCATGAATTAAAAGGTCTCTACGCAACTCAGGAGTAGTTAAACTTAATGGGTCTATACCATACATTACACGGGCAACATTTTCTGCCTGTTCAATACTTAATGCACGACATTCAATTAAAGCGTCTACTTCGTAGTTTAAAACTTCCATTTCTTTTGCTGCATCGCGCTCAAGATTAATTTCCACAAATCTATTCCCATTTAAAGGATGAAGATGCAAAAACTTTTGTAAAGCAGGATTGTTCTCAGGTACAGTTAACATACCATCAATAAACACAATAGGTTCTACTACTACGTGTCCGTCTTGTTCATCTACATAAATAGATTGTTGGTTGGCTGCATAACGAATTTCTCTATTAACTTTTTTGACATCGTCAAACTTAAGCATAGGCTGTCGTTTGTTTCCTCCGGGACTAATATAAGTGGAAAGAGGGGCAGCGTTATTGGTTAATTTATAAGTCCTAGACTTTGAAACTAATTTGTTTTTCATAAAGATTAGATTAGAATTAAAAAAAAAAAATAAAAGGACGAGGGTTTAAACCCTCGCCCAATTACCATAGATATATTATTGCTCGAAGATAAAGAAGTTATTCGCTCCTAAAGTGCATACTGCACGCTCAGAAAGGAAGTGAACCTCCATAGCATCTAAGCCGCTAGTGCGAGCTCCTCCTGCAGAACCTGTAATCCAAGTCTTGTAACGGCGGTCTTCCGTCTCAGACGCACGGTAACGAACGTGTAAGAATGGACGCTTCGCGTTCTTTCCTAAGATTTGGTCATAAACAGAAGTTGAACCTGCAGGTACTAAGAGACCATCAATAGTTCCGCTTCCTGCTGAACCATTCAATCCTCCACGCATAGTTGGGTCGTTAAGGTATTTCCAATCAGACTTGTAGAAGTCATATCCTCTGCGGAATCCTGTGAATCCGAGGTTTAATGCCATCTCCTTATCGTTATCGAAGAGACCATATGAAGTACCACCCGCTCCGTAAGAGTTTTGTGCAGCTAACATATCGTCAATTTGGAATCCGAAGTTACGGTTAACGAAGACAACGTTCTCTTCAATAGCTCCTTGCTTATCAAGTCTGCTTATGATAGAATCCCATCCCGCTAAATCTACAGGAGCTCCTCCTGTCCAAACGTTTCCACGCTGATTAACTACGTAGAATACACCTTCAGAACCTTTGTTTCCATAGGTTGTTTCAGCTATAGCTCCTGAACCTGCTTCTGCAGGAACGGCTTCAATCATAGCAGTCTCCAAGTAATCGTCGAAACGAAGACGAGTTTCATGCTCAGACTTTAGGTACCATAGGTATCCGTTAGCTCCATTCTCTGTAGTTACTTCTACCCATCCAATCTGTGCCATATCAGAACCTGATACTGCATACTTATCTTTGATGATAATAGGTGAGTTATTGAAGAATACATCGTCAGCTTCTAAAGAGCCTGACATTCCTTCTGAACCTTTTCTAAACTCAGAACCATAGATAAAGATGGTGTACAAAGTACCTGCAGCTGCATTATTTAATCCTGCTGCTGTATAAAAAGCAACAGTAATACTGTTAGCAGAGTTATCTGTTACAATACCTTTTATAGACTGAGGAGTACCTGTTCCATCTTGAGACTGAATAAATACAGTCTGACCTTTACGGATAGCTTGCTCTGATGCAGAGTTTGAACCTGTAAAAGCAGGGTCAAAGTTAGTAGCCGGGATAGTAAATACAGAAGTATCTACTGCAGCTCCCGAAGAAGTTGTAGTACAGTCAGTGTACTTGATATGTAAACGTCCTTGTTCAGCCCACTCGATGCGGTCAGAGTTAGAAGGCATTTCAGCTCCTACCATACGTAGGAAAGAAGCTAGTGTTCTGTTACCGTAACGCTCAAATTCTTTCTCGTATGTATCAGGAAGATACTGATTCAAGAAATTGAAGTCGGTAATATAATTCGTTGACAACGGCACCTGTTGTGCACTTGGTTGCAACGCAAATGTTGGGTCGGCTTTTACGCTCATAATAGTTTTATTTTAATAATTAATTAAGTAGTACGTTGTGCACTTCTTATTTTTAAACCTCGTCCTGCATCAGGGTTTACAGACCGAACTTGCATGCCCCCCTTAGAAGATGCGTTTTGTGGAACACCACGTTCAGACATATTAATATTCTTTGTCTTACGCATAACTCCATCAACCGCCTCCGCTTGACCTTGCTCATAAAAGAACTTGGCAAATTTATCGGGGTTCATTGCTATCGCGAGTGACCTATGGTAACCCATGGCATCCTTGACTAAGCCTTGTTCATCTACATATTGGTTTATCCAATTCATAGGTGTTTCCTGTTGCTTCTTCAATTCAGTCCTATCTCCGGGAGAAAATGTGTAGGGTTGGTCGTTTACTTTGAACTCAAAACCTTTGAACTCACTTCCAAATACTTCGTTTGTTTTCTCGTCAAACCAAGTCTTTCTACGCATTTGCTCTTCCTGAGCAGTCTTCGCGTTAGCGGTATATTGCTTATACTCTGCATACTCTTCTGAGTTTTCTAAAGAAGGTGACCCACTTGACTCAAGGGGAACACTGTATTTTTCTTTAGCCTCTTCGAAGTATCTCTTCGCTTTAGCAATAGTTTTCTTTTTTGCTAGTCGGATTCTTCTAATGTCACCCTCGTCATCGAGGTCTTCATCAAAATTATAATCCTCCATCATAGCATTTATATCGTCCTCATCAAGTCCTTCTTCCGTTGCCGTAAGATATTCCTTGATAAGATTATCGGGCTTCATAGTGTCATAGTCTCTGTTTAATTGAACAAAGTCTTTTACACCACGGCCCGTTTCTTTTTTATACTTAAAGAACGCTGCCACCTCTGAATCCATTTCTCCGGACTCTTCTCTCGCCTCTTTTAAATCGTCTAAAGAGTTAATATCTCTTCCTAACCTTTCGCTAATAATAGACAAAAGTTCTGTTTCTCCTAGGGACTCTTTTTCTACAACAGGCTCGGGCACCTCTTCAGAAACCTCTTCCTTAGGTGTTTCAGTTAAACTTTCCTCATGCTCTTTGAGCAATTGAGTTTCTACTTCAGCAGTAGATTTTTGCTCTACTTCATCTACAAGACGCACTTTCATTTCCATATGATTTAATTTAATTACAAAGTTACATTAAAAACGTTAGAGAATTAGACCTACCTTGGATTGAACTCCGCAAGGTCAAATCCATCTAAACTATCTTCGTTAGATTCAAAATTTTGTGCAGGTAAATTATTTTTACGTTGATTAATAAGTTTAGACTGCTGAGTATTCTGTTGACTAATTCTGTCAGATTTAGCTACTTCTTTTTGTTCTTCTCTCGTTTGGATATTAGTTTCAGTCATATCACGCAATCGCAGTTGATAATTAAACTCAACATCCATAAGTTTTTCTTTTAACAGAGCTTCATTATTCATCTTTTCGATATCAAAAGCTACCTCCGCTTGTTTAAGCTGCATCTTACCTTGAATCTCCATTTCATTCTGCTGCATAGCTAACTGTTGAGCCATCTCTTGAGATTTAAGAGCTTGTTGCGATTTCATAGCTTGTTGCTGCATTTGCATTTGCTCTTCTCTATCTTGCTTGGCTATACGCTTCATTTTAAGAAGTTGGTTAGCTAACTTAAGATTTCGTATCTCACGTATATCAATAGCATCCTCAAGATTAATATCTCCTTTAGATAAAGCCATATTTATATTAGCTTCAAGCTGTGCTTTCTGCTCTTCATCAGGAGCTATCTCGATAAAGATTCCAAAGTCGTATATATATAAGTCATTAATATCCTGAAGGATACTTACATTATATTTTCCAATTTGATTGACAAATTCATCTTTAAAATCAGCATACTGTAAAATATCTGACACTCTGTACGTTAAGCTTTCAGCTAAACTTCTGTACATATATAGACTTGAATCTAAGATATGTCGTGTAGCTGTATTAGAGTTTAAAGCTGCTAGTTTTTGAACACCAACTAAAGAATAAGGGTCAGGAGTAGAACCGTCACGAGCTTCATTAAGTCCCGTCACATCACGAATCATTTGAAGATAATGATTCATATTTTGTATAAGCATCTGCGCTTTCCCCGCTCCTGAACTTGCCGTAAGTTGAGTAATAGGAACTTTACCTTGGTTATAATCTCCTTCTTGAGTATAACTTCTTCCTACAACAGAACCTGTTTGAAAGTATAATCTTAAAGCATCCTCAGGGTTATATGCATTACCTGTTCCTAAATCCACCTCGTTTAACCCGTCAGCATCTATATATACTCCATCAGGAACTACTCTAGATATTACTTGCTGTAATTTTAAGTGTGTTATCTGAATTAAATCAGCAAAAGGAATCATCCTACGAGTTAAAGACTCTATAACTCCTTTGTACATACGGGGAGCCGAAGCCACATAGTTAGGGATAGCATACTGAGAAGCAGACTTAGGTCGAACCATATTTTCTGCAGCTTCCCATTTTAAAATAATGTTGGTTCCCATAACCATAACACCATCATACCATATATCAATAGTCTTTTCTACTTTTTCAAACCCTCCTTCTTCCATCATATCTACAGGAGGATTGAATTGGTCATCTTTCTCAATCATCCGAGAACCTCCTCCCTCTAAATTTTTCTTTTTATATACAATCTTTTTAGTGGTCTTATAATTAAAGTACATTAAAGTTGTAGTATCACGATAAAAAATATCGTTGTCATAATACTGAGCAACGTTATAATAGTCATACCAACTTTGTCCACTTTTAGAAATTTCTTCTAAATCTTCCTTAGTAAGAGTAGGGTCTATTTTTAACAACTCAATAATAGGGACGTTTTTAATCTCCCCCCAATANAAACAGTCTTTAAATTG